CAGGATCGGATCGGACGTCCCCTGCTAGGCTGCAGGAATCAGGAACGCACGCGGCATTCCTGATTCCCCCGTCTGCCCGGATGCAGGCGGATCGGATGCGCGCCATCAACACAAGCAACAAACAAGCAACGGACGGGGGGCGCATCGGCACTGCAGGAAATGGGAATACATTCTCCATCTGCAGGGGATGCATCGGCACACTACATGGGATGCAGGGATGCATACGGGGCGCATGGTGCGGAACTGGTTGTCACTTCTGCCCGTTTTTCGCCGCGTGGAACGCGTTTTTCCCTGTTTTTCTCGAAGAAAAGCGGCATTTTCCCATTTCGCCATTTCCCTTTGTTTGCAGATCGTAGTTCATTTGAAATGACGCAAGATGTTAAATAGGAACACGTTAAATAGGGTAAACGCATGATATGCCACATTCTGTATGTGTTAGCCGACGTCCGGAAATGCGGCACTTGGGGCAGGGGAAACCGACTGGAAACAGGAATCACAAGAAAAAAAAAGAAAAGATTTTATCCCTAATTGACAATTGAAGATGCGTTCCGCCAGTTGCGGCCGATTGCAGGGAAATTGCAGTCCATGCTTGCCGCAACCGATACCACAAGTGTAAAATACATGCACACAACACGGGACAGACGCAAACAACGGGAACGCCAGCCACCTCTAGCATTTTTCAGGAATGGGAGTCTTTTGCATCATGGAATATGTGCTTTTCAATTGCGATTCTGCAGACGGTTTCTTCCGAAGTGGGGCTCATGCTCATCGCGTGCGCCCCCCGATGGCCGAAGGTATCCGGGGATTGGCAATTCTGGCGCACGCATGCCCGGTCGAATTCTTCGCGCCAATCGATGAGGATGAATCTGCTACGGAAATTGTGATTGCGTATGATTGCCCGACAGATACGGAATATCTGCTTTTCTCGCCGATTTCCAGCGCGGCCGATACTTTCCAATGCGAGAATTGCGAATGCATGCACGACACGCGTTATGATGCAGGGGAAACCGTCCGACAGAATGACGGACGTTACCGCCGTCATGCCCATTCTCAAGAATGGTGCGCCCGATGCGCCGAAGATTCCGAAACGTGCGCCGACTGCAGTGATAGGTTCAATGATCTTTCATCGCGAAATTCCGACGGCGGCTACATTTGCGAATGCTGCGCAGAACATTACTATTCATGTGAGAATTGCGGATGCATTCTCCATTCGGATGATACATTTTGTCGGGAAGATTATTGTGAGACGTTATGTGAAGGTTGTTACTGTGAGCTCGACCGGGGGAATGATGATGACGTCGCAAGTTACCATTGCGACGATATTCGCGAAGAATGGGACGCACCGGCTGCGGAATCTTGGGGATTCGAAATCGAAATTGATTCCGACGATAGGGAATCGGTGCGCGATATCGCGCATGAATGGGAATGGGCTGCGGAAACGGATTCCAGTTTGGATGATGACACGGGATTAGAACTGATTTCCCCCCCGATGGTATATTCCGAAATGGAAAGAGCCATTCGCAAAATGTTCCCCCGCATCGGGCGCACCGATGGCGCGCAGGGCTGGAATGCCGGAAGCGAATACGGTATTCACATTTCGTGCGATTCTCGCAGCATGACGCGTTTACAATTGTCGCGATACGTCAAATTCATTGAGAACAATCCATGCGGATTGTGCGAATTCGTTGCCGGCCGCGCTACACACTACGCTGCATACCATCCCGAAAAAATGGAACAAACGGTACGTGAATCACTGGAGTCGACTGGCAAGTATTCTGCGGTGAATATCTCCCGGTTGCCACGCGTGGAAGTGCGCATCTTCCGTTCTACGCTGAATGTCGAAAGCGCAGTTGCAAATCTGCAATTCCTGCATGCGGTGCGCGAATTCTGCAAAGCAGGTTATCCGCAATCGGACAAAGCATTGGTACGGGCATTCCTGAAATTCATCGAAAACAATCCGGATACGTATCGGGAACTGCGCCGCAAAATGGCAAGATTCGCGCGGTCTGAAAAGCGCAGCAAGGGGCATGAGACGCTGTGTGAAATGTTCCCGAAAACTTGGCGCACACTTGGCGCACGGGAAGCGCTTGCAGAAGTCTAACCAGACCGTGGCTGAAGTCTCAACACAATCAACACCAGACAATGGAGAATGCCGAAATGTGCCTGCTGATTGCGTCGCCCTACGCTGCAATGCCGATCGATCTTGACTACTGTCGGAATGCCACGCGCGGCAATCCGGACGGTTTCGGGATAGCGTTTCCCGATGCATCGGGACAGCGCGTCAAGATTCTTAAGGTGAGCTACGCATCTCCCCGGAAGCAACTGCAGTTGTTTCGAAAACTGGAAAAAGAGCGCCGGCCATTCATCGCGCACTGGCGATACGCCACGCATGGCGCAATCTGCCGCGATCTAGCGCATCCGTTCCCATTGGCCGAAGATTCTGCAATCGCGCACAACGGAATCATGCGCATCGAAACCATACCGGGGGAGAGTGATACGTCGACGTTGGCGCAATATCTGCGAACAATCGGTGCGGTTTCCCCCCGCAAGGCAATCAAGGCAATTGCCGAATTAGGGGCAGACGCAATCGGGGGAAGCAAGTTTGCAGCCATCGATGCGCGGGGGGATATTGCGTTCCACAATGAAAGCGCGGGAATCTGGCAAGATGGTATCTGGCATTCCAATGAATCAGGAATGCCGCTAAAATGGGAATGGGCCGAATGGGAATCTCGCGAGATTCCCCCCGATTTCGATTTCGACAATTGCTACGATTGTCGAGTTGAGTAGGCTGCAACTGCCCGATGATTCTTTCAACTGCCGCACAGCGAACAAATGGAGATTTTGAGTATGTCTGAGATTCGAATCACAACAAACAACGTGCCGCGCAACATCGTGAATGCGTGGGAATTGTCTGCAGAAGAGCGCGCCGAATTTGACTATCTGGATTGGCCGGCAATTGAACGGGGGGAATCCTCTGCAGAGTTTTTCCGATTCAAGGGGGAATTGTACGATATCGGGGAATTCTCCCGGATCATTTCCCCCGGTGCGGCGCGGCGTCATCCGATGGAAAGCGCAGAGCCCACGTTTCAGGGTTGGTGCGGTTACCGGTCTGATTCGTTCTTTTCCGGCATGCTGATTAAATGGGCGCGCGACGATAGCGGCGCGCCGGATCTTGGACGCGTCATCATCGGAACATACTGCAGCTAACCATCAGACCGTGGCTGAAGTCTCAACACAATCAACACCAGACAATGGAGAATGCCGAAATGAAAATGCAGAGACCGTTCTACATTTCCCCCCCCGCTTGCTTGCGGCAATTCGAATTGCCGATGCAGAAATCAGTATCGGTTTCGACAAGCGGAATGCCGAAGGACGCGCCGTCTATCGTTGGTATGTCGATTTCCCGAATGCGGAGTTTTTCGGGAATGACCTGCAATCGGGCATAGGACGTCGGCACTGCCCGGAATTGCTGCAGGAAATGTTCGGTACATTCCTATCGTTCCTCAGTGCGGCCGCGGAGTCTTACGCGTATGAAATGCGCACCGGCCGCAAGGGGGAAAACTCCGAATTGTTTCCCGCGGCGCTTGTCGAATGGGCCTACGTCAATTCGGAAGAAATTGAGATGATGCGCTGCGAAATTGAAGACAGTACCGGTCTGCTTTCAGACTAGCGGACCCCGGCCGAATACGTTTCTAATTCACTTCTGGCATTTTTCAGGAATGGGAGTTTTTCAAATGACGAATTACGCTGGTATCGACTACGGAATGGGGCGCGTCAACATCGATCCGAAAACAGGAATTCGCTTCGGAGTTATCAATATTCGGGCGCTGAACGAATGGGCGCACGAAGATTTTGAGGCGGACTACGGCGCGCCGCACTGCCCGAAATGCGGAAACGAAGCGCAAGAGGGGGAAGGGAAATCGAAATCACACGACGACGGCAGCGTGTCGGTCTGGACGGAACATCCGGCGCACACGGAAGATTGGGAATGTTCGGGCTGTGGGGATTATCGTTGCGACGAATGCGAGTATTTGTTCGATGCAGACGAAGCATTCGGAGATGATCCGATCGGCCATACGCTGGACGATGGCACGTATAAGGCGACGATGGGCGAATATGGCGATATCTTCCTGATGGAGTCCCCATACTTCACGCATGCCCAATTCTGCTCACCGTGCGCGCCCGGTGCGGGACACTTGGAGAATCCGTGCGCGAACGGTCCACGGACATACTGCTTTGGGCACGACTGGTTTGAAGGGGGACGCGCGCCCTATCCCGTGTACCGCGTGAGTGACAAGCGCCGCATTCGGGCGCCGAAGAAAAAGTGACCGCGGCCGAAGTCATCATCAGACCGGGAGAATTGGAAATGGCAACGTACGATTTCAGTGTTGGGGATACTGTTGCTTGGGATGGGCTCTTCAGTGTGGTGACCGGGCAGGTGACCTACGTCGGCATATACTCGCACCACGTGCGCCGCGGAGATAACGGGGTGGAATGCATCGTCACCGTGGATCGATTGCGGCCGGCAACTGAAGCAGACACGGCCGCAATGCATCAACACGCTATCGACTGCAACGAAGAAAAATTGAAGATACGGCAACTGGCCGAACAGAAAAAGACACTGGCACAATGGGCAGCGGAAACGCGTATCCATCCGACTGTCCCCACAACGGAAACGGCCGCGGTCAGTGTGTGCATCGATCCGATGCACCCGCAACGATGGGAATTGTACCATTTGACAGACTACCGGGTATCGTCGGCGTGTGGTGTTGTGGTCTGGTTGGTGCCACACAACCGGGGAAGCAACTGACCGCGGCCGATACGTTTCCGATTCACTTCTGGCATTTTTCAGGAATAGGAAAATCGATCATGGAAAAGCAGACGTTCAACGGACGGGATTACATTGTCGAGAATGGCACTTGGTACGATGCAGAAACTTCCCCGGAAGTTATCCGTGTGCTCGAACAGTGCCGCGCAAACCGCACCCGCGTCATCATCCGCGCCGGGCAGACCGAGGGGCACGACGTCGGGCGCGATTGGCTGGAGGAATACGATACGGCGGGCAGGATCGGCCGATCCTGTGGCACCATCAAAACGCCCCTGCTGATTCACAACAGCCGATCAATGGGCGGGGGCGCGATCCTCACGAGATGCATCGTGCGGATCGTCACCGCGGCCGGCCATCGGGAACTGTACAGGCACCCGGCGTACAAGCAACCGCGGTTCATGCTGGTGGAAATGCAGACGCCAATGGAGGCGGGAAAGCGTACGCTGCGATGGGAGGCGCGAGACCTCAACCGGGACGGGGAGGTGCATGCTCGATTCGAGACACGCGAACAGGGCGAACGATGGGCACAGCGACAGGCATTCGAGATCGTCAAGTAGGCCCGCCGGCGAAAATCACGTCAGTCAAACAACCGATACCGGGGAATTGCAAAATGGATCTTCCAATTTTTGAAACAACGACAATTGCGGGAGTGAAATACCTGGCATGCCGGCAGGGAAGTGGTTGGCATATCGTCAGCCAATCCGGGGAAAACTTCGGTGCATGGCGTGACCTCGCATCCTTCACCAAAGCACACAAGCGCACCCTGGCTGGAAAAGCAGAGGGGCTAACGACAACTGTGCTCGGTGCCGCTTTTGTTGCGGTGCGATGCGCCGACTGACGGCAACCCTACCCTGAGAAAATGAAAGTGTCACGCGAAAATGAACCAAGCAATCAGAATGCACTGCGCGGATGGAATCGTGAGGTGCCCGCAATACACGTACGTGATGGCGTCCCTGTTCGAAACCCGCCTCTGCAAAAATGGGAAAACCGTATGGTTCAACACGGGCAAGCACACGGAACCGCGGCGCTCCCGCGAAAAATGTCTGAGGGACGCGGCACAATGGGCGGCAGAGATCGGCGTGCCGCACCTGCCGGGGTATGGGAGTTTGCACAATAAGGAATTCCAGCCGGAGAAAATGCCAGAAGTGACTTGCAAATAGAAACGCCGGCGTTTACAATTCGACCATCAATTGGAAAAAGGGCGCACAAGCAATGAGCAAGGGAACGCCGAAGCTGACGGAAAACCAGAGACACGCGCTGCGGCTGATTCAAAAATATGGGCGTACCACCGACATACGCGCCGCAAAACGACTTGCTGAAATGGGACTGATTTCGATCATTCGGGAGGATCGGCTACCTAGTCCCGGTTGGGGGGCGCCCGGCGCAAAGTGCATCTACGCTTACACCAAGTGAACCGAAAAAAAAAAGGAAAACGAAACCCATGTTCTACGTCATCACTGCCCAATACAAGCACACGCGGAAAGATCGTGACGGGAGCACGTGGGACGCGTCAATCCAGGTGCCGACGTTCTACCTGAATGCGGACGTGCAAGGTATCACGGACGCGGCACACGCGGAAAGAATTGCCCGCAGTGTGATCTCGCCGGCCGATCCTGACTACCCCGGATTGATCATCACCGCGGCCGAAGTGAACTGACCGAAGCAACCAGACAAGCCGCACAAAAAGGAACAATGACTATGCCGATCATCCAACACGCAACGGCCCTCGCTGCCCGCGTTCATGCCGTCAACGAAGCGAACAGGTTCGCAAACGAACTGGCACCCCGGCTGCAGGAAATGCTCCTGCCATTCGTCGGCACGCCCATCATCAAGGCGGCAGGGGGCCGGATGAAGAAATTCGACGATGCAATCAAACGCTTGAACCTGCCCAACACCGGCCCGCTGAGTGTCCACGTCGAAGCGTCAGCGTACACCCTGTGGTTCACGGTCAAGACGTGTGAGCAGACGAAACAGGGGCACGCGTACTACCATGAGTCAACCATCAGCGCCGGCAGCATGCGGGGGCAGGTGTTAGCGGAACTCACACCCTGGGAAGATCGGCGAACCGACTGGACTGAGGCCGAGGTCACGGCGCTTCGCGAAGCACACAAGATCGCATTCAACGCCGAACGGGACGCGAGGTCCGCCCTGTTCCCGTTCGGGGAATACGACCGCTAGCCCAAACGGAAACCCCGCACACACCACAAAAGGAACGCGAATCATGGGGAAGAAACAGCAACCGACAACTGTGGTTTTCCGCAAGTGGCCGAATGGGGACGTGCTCGCCCTGTTCCCGGAAGTCCCCGCCAACACTCGCGGAAATGACTGCCAGTCATACGCCCACGTCGGGCAGCACAGCGCGGCCGATCCGGCAATCGTGTACAGCACACAGCCGGCGTCCCCCGAAGAATATGCCGAACTCAAAAAGGAATTGGAAAGCATCGGGTACAATCTGACGGTCCGCCATCGCATCACCGCGAAGATGCACGCGGCCCGGCGAGAAGCGCAGCGGTAAAACGGCAACGAACACCATCGTAGGTTTTCCACCAGCCCAAAAAGGAACAACGAATCATGGCTATCACCCGCGAAGTCCACCCCGTCAACATGGTTGCCCATCTGTGGGCACACGCTACGCAGAAACGTGCCCGGAATTCGCAGCGGAACTTCTACTTCGAGGGGGACACGATCTACAGCTACGGCGCGCACTTCCCCATTGCCCGGCGCGTCACCCGCAACGGGGAAACGGCTGTGCTGTTCACGACGCAGGGGTATTCGTCGACCACGGCAAAGCACAAATGCATCGTGTCCCGTGCCTGTGGGCACCTGCCCCGTTTCGATGTGCCCCGTGTCCATTCCGACGACGGCCGAGAACACTTTGCGGCGTACCAAAAGCAGTATCAGGATCTGGTGAAGTCCTACGGCAAGGCCCGCCAGCGGAAACCGGAAATCCTGCGACAGATGCGCGTTTTGGTTTCCGAAGCAAATGCCCTTGCCAAATTCTACGGGCTGCGTTCCCGTATGCAGATGCCGGCCGACGAAGCAGCGATGCAGGCAGAGGCAGCAGCCATCACGAAGAAACAGGCAGCGGCCGAACGGGCAGCCGAACGGAAGCGGCAGCAGGAAATCGCCAAGCAAAAGGCGGGGCTCCTGGAAAAGCTGGAGCAGTGGGCCACAAACAACGGGCCGCTGCCCTATGGCGCCGATCGGTACAGCCAGCATGCACGGCTGCGGATCGTGGGTGATGAAATCGAGACGTCCTACGGGGCATCTGTCCCCCTGGAGCACGCGTTGCGAGCATTCCGCATCCTGGCAGAGATCCGGGCACGGGGCGAGACCTACCAACGCAGTGAACACGCTATTCACGTCGGACACTTCACGATCAGTGCAATGGATGCCGATGGAATTGTGACCGCCGGCTGCCACACCATCGAGTGGGCTGAGATCGAGCGGGTCGCCGCCCTGGCCGGCGAAACCGTCACCAACTGAAACGCCATAGCGTAGGATGCCGGCCTGGATGTGGGTGTCCAGGCCGGCAAGCTGCAGAAGTGCAGAACCATCAGCCGAAAAGGAAAATGAAAATGGAAGTCACGATCAACGGAGTGCAGTACAAAATCACGCGGGGCGAGCACGGGCTTGAAGTGCAGGCCACACTCCCGAACAGGAAAGTGATCTCTTTCGCCACTGACTTTTTTGGGAACGCGCCCCGGTTCCAGGTGGTATTCGACGATCCCCAAAATGAGGACAGCGACACCGTGGCCGTTCGCTACAGTCGCATGGGACGCCCTGTGGAGGTCGCAACCGCGGACAACGTGCTCGCCGTGTCTATTTACGACGACACGGAATGGCACGACGAACGTGACGGGAACGAAGGGGAGCAGTAATCGCGGGCGTGAAACGGCAACAAAGGACCACACAACAAAAAGGAAACCGAAACATCATGCGTATTGTGAACACCACGTGTTATCAGACGAAGCAACTGCGGGCAATTGTCGCCAGGGTTGCCGCGGATGAACTGACCGCCGAACAGCGAAAGCGGCTGACTCTGCACATCACGCCAACAAAGCAGCAGCGGGCCTGCACCGGCTACGCGTACATCAAAGGCACGCGGGCCTGGGTCCGCGTGCCGACCAGGGTGGAATTGACGGAGTGGCTCAAGCTGGATTTCGCACGAGTCATCGCGCATGAACTCGCTCACATCCGCGGCCTGACCGGGGAGCGATCAATGCGAAGCTCGGTCAAGTACGGACGCCGCCTGAAAACTGACGAGGAAAAAGCCCGCCAGCGCGCACTGTATGGGTGGGTTCTGGGCATGCCGATGGACCGCAAGGTTGCGAAGAAAAAGGAAAAGCTGCCGGTTGTGGAACAGGCCGTGTGTGAAACACCAAAGCCGGAAAGGCTGATCAAGACCGAACGCGAAATTGCAAAGCTGGAAAAGCGGATCAAGGGCTGGCAGGCGAAAAAGAAACGGGCAGAGAATGCCCTGAAGAAGTACGCGCGGAAATTGAAGTACCAACAGAAGAAACAAACAGCCCTGATGGCTGCCCAAACCGCCACCCAAGAATAGGAACAGCTATCATGCGTAAACGCCCATCAGACCCCATCGAACGTGCCCGGCACCATCGTCTCTGGATTGACGACGTTCGCAGGGAAATTGTGGAAAGATACGCGGCAATCAAAATGCCCCTGGAGGAAGTGCTGGAGGTGCTTGATTTCGGCATGCGATGTGAAGCACTCGCCGACTTCCAAAACTGGACGGTGCCCATGCGTCTCACACTCGCCGAAAATGAGCCGCTACTGCGCGCAATGATCCAACAGCACGGACTCGCAGATCGTCCCCTGTGGGAGTGTGCGCTGCGGACCCTCGGCGAACACGGGGCGACGACACGGAGCATTCCCGTGGTGGACGCCGCCCTCGGCTGTACGCACTACTTCTCTCTGCTTTCCCACGATGCGCAGATGATGATGCTCGATGATCGTCTGGCCGAAGCGATCATCCTGTCAAACAATGAACCCATCACCGCGGCCGAATTGCAGTACGTGCCCTGGCCGCATACACTGATCGAATTCCATCGGCCGGTTGAAATCTGCCCGCACGTCAAAATGGGGGTGCGGGCACGCGCCGTGTCGATGCTCCACCGCTCGTGTGACATCGGTTCGGCTGCGATGCTGATCTGGCATCTGGATTATTGGGAATCCCTCACCAAAGCGAAACTGGCGACCGCAGAGGCTGTGGGTCGATACCCATCCTCAATTTCGGTCTGGTTCGGCGCGGGCGTCCGCCGTCCGACATTCGACCCGGCGCCGATGCGCGCCCTCGGCGTTTCCCTCGGCACGCGTCTCTGCGAGGAGATCATTGAGGCGGCGGAAGTGGCCGCACGAAACATTTGGGATTTCGTGACCTCACGAAGTCTGCGATACGAAGTCGTCCATCGCAAGCACGCCAAGTTGCCGATGACGCCGCAGCCGAAACACACGCAAGGCCAGCGCGCCCCCGCAACCGACCGCGAAGTGTTCATTCTGTCTGTCTCGCGAGACGCCAAGAAATCTGACGAACCCTACGGGAACAAAGAGGGGAGCAAATGGGGATACCGCGTATCTATTCCCGGTGCGTTCCACCAGTGGGTATACTGTGCGGCATGCGGGGATACTCACAGGGCGGACCTCTTGGGTTCGCCCTGTCGGAAGTGCGGGCAGGTGGTCGGGCCGCGGGCCAATCTGCGAATTGAGAAATACTGGCACGCCCCCTACATCGCGGGGCCGGCCAACGCGCCGATCAAAGAGGTTGTGCGGGAAGTCCGCAGGAAAAAGAAAAAGTAAATCAGGAGAACCGGCCCATGCGCGAACTGTTGATCGTACTGACTGTCATGGGTGTTGGGTTCGCCGCGGTGCATGTGATGCAGAGCATGCGCGATGCCTTGCAGTACACAGCGCTCGGCATCCCCATGCACTGCGAGCGTTGCAAGCACCGCACGTTTTTCGTCGAGGATCACTACGTCCAATGCCTCAAATGCGAACACGTCCAGCAGCGAGGGCCACGCGAATGAGCCTTGCCAAAAAGAAACGCAAACGGGAAAAAGACACGGACAGCAAAACGAAGCACTTCCGGAAACAAGTCCGGGAGTACACCGAGCGAGAACTTCAAAAGCGGCTGCGGGAAGGGCTGGAACAGCTTCACCGGGGATACGCCGACGAATTCGGCCAGTGAAAGGGAACCGAACCAATGACCTTCGACAAAATGTGGCACCTCATGCAGAAGCACCCGCTTCTGCGGAAAACGTCTGAGACAGAGGTATACCGGGAGTTCAGCGACAACAAGGCCGAAATGGTCACCCTCGGCTCACACCCCCGCGGCATTTTCTATTTGTGCCGGGCATGGGGGCCGCGTGGCCGGTGGGTGACCACCGGATTCGTGGTCGAGTGGCTCCCCACCGGCCGGATGTTCGGGCAGCGGATGACGTATGGCAGCTACGACTACCCACTACCCTTCGAGTGTGCCTATCCCATCTACGAGAAGATTTGCCAGGGGCGCACACCCCCGCCCGCTCCCCTGTCACCCGAAGAGCAGAGTGCGAACCTCAAGCGTGACCTGATCCTGTGGCTGCTGCGTCCGCTGATGTGGGTGGTTGGGTACGCGTAGGGACGGAAGGCTAGACAGCAAATACGTCAAGCGTTATATTCCGACACCATTCACCAACTACACCTGACCGAGGAACGGCCCAATGTCAGAAGCAGACAAGCTGTGCCCCGTGTACCTGTACCAACGGGCGAAGTTCCAGGGGCAGACGCGTGAGCAACTGCTGAGCATGCTCCGAATCGAAATGGGACGCCAGCGCTGCAACATGTCCGAACTGGCAGAGATTCTCTCCCTGCCCGTAGGAGATGTCGAAGCATGGTTCACGCACCCGGAAACGGCTGGCAGCAGCGACATTGCAGACATTATGACCGCACTGAATGTGCAGATGGCCCCGCCATCGCTCGTCCCCTTCGACAGCGCCCACATGGCCGAACTGTTCGAGATCAACGAACTCACGGCGGAACGCGGCGTGAGGTACGTGTTCGGCCGGCGCGCTTGTCGCAAGCCTCGGTAGTCCCCCACACAATTAGAAATGAGCCACAAACAAAATGGCTGATGAAATCTCGCTCATTCCTGGGAAGTGGTACGTACTCGACCGCTTCAGTCACCCCGACAATGCACCAGTCGCTGGTCCCTTTGACGATAAGGCTGCGGCAGAAAAGGAACGCCAACAACTGAACATCGCTGGCGACTGCGTTGTGAAAATGTACAAGCCCCGCAACCACCCCATGCCCTAAAAAGGAACAGCCCCAATGCATGATGCAACCACCCTCGGCACCCGCATGTTCTACCTGTTCGCCGGCTGCGGCATCTTCTTGTGCCTGATGATCGCCGCCAGTGTGGTCCTGGATTGGTTGCGGCGCTGTCTGACGCCGACGCAATACGTGCTCATCGGAGTCGGCCGCGCGCAGCAGGTCGTGGTCCTCGCGGTCTACGCAGATGCGACTTCGGCGGACAACGCACTGCGTGACAGGCAGGACGCGGAAACACGAACGCCAGGACTCAGCCATCGCATCATCGACGTGAGCACGCAATGCGTCTATGGAAACTGTTTCCAGGCTGACCCGGCGGCACGGCCTGAAAAGCCGCGGACCGTTCTCCAATCCGACTACTGACGCGCCCTCTCCGTCCAATCACACACACACGTACGGCAAAAAGAAACACCACCAGAAAAAATGGCGATCGTCAATCTGCTGCCTTTTCAGAATGAGGGCGTTTACAAAATCCATCGGTTCGGCGGTCGGGCGCTCGTCGCCGATCAGATGGGCCTCGGCAAGACAGTATCATCTCTCTACTGGACAGTGAGGACAATCGAATCAGGTGTTGTCCTCATTGTCTGCCCGGCTCACCTGAAAGAGCAGTGGAAGCAGGAGGCAGCTTCCCACTTCGGCCTGCGGGCGCAAGTGCTCACAGGCCGAAAGCCTCCCCGCTTCCAAAAGGGCATTCAGCCGGCGCGATATCTCATCATCAACTACGAGATCCTCGGCGCCTGGCGGCAATATCTCAAAAAACTGGATGTCCAGTGCATCATCTGTGACGAGTGCCAGTACCTCGGCAGCAGTGCGGCCGCGCGTACAAAGGCTGTGGCCCAACTCGTACGCAGCACGCGCGCCCCGCATCTCCTCTGCCTGTCTGGCACCCCGTTTCCGAACCACACGATAGAAATGTGGCCGGTGCTGCGGATGATCCGACCAGACAAGTTCCCCTCCCGCGATAAATTCGGTTGGAAGTACACCAACCCGAAGCTGCGACCGTGGGGCATGTGCTACCTCGGTGGGAAGAACCTCCCCGCGCTGCGTAAGCGACTGTTGCGAATCTGCATGATCCGCCGTGTCAAAGCGGACGTGCTGGATCAGCTACCGAAAAAGAAACGCATCGTCGAGATGCTGCCCCTTTCCGATCGAGCCGAGTACCTGGACGCGAAAAACGACTACATCGGCTGGCTGCGGCGGAACAAAAAGCACGGGGCAGCACGTCGCGCGAAGAAAGCCCTGGCCCTGGCCCGCATGGCAGGGCTTCGCAAGCTGGCCGCGGAGTTGAAGATGCCGGCGGTCATCAAGCGAATTGAAAAGATGCTGCGCAGTGACCCCGGAAAAATCATTGTGTTTGGGATTCACAAGAGCATCCTGCGAAAGCTGCATTCCCATTTCCGTGGAATCAGCGTGCTGATCAACGGGGACATCTCCAAAAAGCATAAAGAGGGGGCGGTCCGCCAGTTCCGTAATGACCCCAAAACGCGGCTGCTAATCGGCAACCTGAAAGCGGCCGGCACCGGGCTCAACCTGACCGTAGCTGATCGCGTCGTGGTGACCGAGCTTGGCTGGAATCCGGCGATCCACACACAGGCCGAGGACCGCGCGCACCGCATCGGGCAGACGAAAACCGTGCGATGCTACTACCTCATTTCGGCGGACACGATCGAGGAACCTCTCTACAAACTCAACCAGCAGAAGCAGGAACTGCTGGAAACTGCAATGGATGGCACACTGACAGGCGCGTTCGATCTACGCCAGGAACTGCTGCAGATCGAACGCCACGACACACGACGAAAAAGGAAACGACATGCCTTCCACAAGCGGCGTTTTGTATATTCGTGACCTCCCTGAAACTCTGAAAGATTTCTACAAGGGAGCTTGCGCGAAAAAGGGACTCACGATGAAGCAGGACATGCTCCTGCACATGACGAACACCGTGAAAGCTGAGTCCGAAATCTACGACGCCTACCGGAAACAACTGCAGCGCGAGATCCAAGCCGAACGAAAAAGGGAACGTGAGGCGGCTGCGATCGTGGAGCGACGCAAACGGCCGGTGGACCCCATCGAAACAGCCAAGCGGCGAATCAGAAAACGTAAACGGAAGGAACGTGAACGTGAGGCGGCTGCTGGAAAGCTACGGGATTAGGGTACTGACACACGATTCCGGGCATCACCACGCCCGAAAAGGCTGGCTGCAGATGGACTGCCCCCACTGCAGCACAGCCGGCAAGTTTCGGCTCGGCTGGCGACTGGCCTATCGCTACTTCGCGTGTTGGGTCTGCGGGCGTGTGGACCGCGCGGAAACCCTCTCCGCGCTGATCCAGGAACCCATCAAAACGTGCCTACGCCTCCTATCCCAAGTCGAGGCGGAAGAACCCCTCACAGCACGCACAGCGCAGAAGCGTGCAAAACTGGTCCTCCCCCGACGCCTCGGCCCCCTGCGGAACGCACACAGTCGCTATCTGCGGGGCCGCGGCTTCGATCCGAATGATTTGGTACGGACCTGGGGCATCCAGGGGCTAGGACACGACGCTGAGCCCGGTCTGGAGTGGCGGATTTTCATCCCGATCAACCTGGACGGGCGTACAGTTTCGTGGACCACCCGGAAGCTCACGGATCAGGGGCTGCGATACCGATCGGCAGCGGAGGACCAGGAGGCATACCCGCACAAACGCCTCCTGTACGGCCAGGATCTGGTTCCGGCCGGCGGCTCGATCGCGATCCACGAGGGGCCGACCGACGTGTGGGCGACAGGGCCAGGGGCAGTCTGCACGTTCGGCATTTCCTTTTTGCCAGAACAGGTCGAGCGGCTGTCGCGATACTCCCGACGAGTCCTCTGCTTTGACAGCCAGCCCGAAGCGCAGAAGCGTGCGAACGAACTGGCAGACATGCTGGAGGCGTTTCCGGGTGAAACGCTGAACGTCCAGCTTGACGCGAAAGATATGGCCTCAGCGAGTGAACGTGAAAAACGGAAGTTTCGAAAACTGCTGAAAGGGTGAGATGCGAGACAGCGTGAGACACCTCCGCGAGAAGTATGCGGCATCAAACTGGTATGTGATGCCGCGGGCCTTTTTTCTGATCTGCGACCCGGCTCATGCCGCGCTCCTGGCACACATCTGCAACGTGGCTGAGATGCGGCGGAAAGAACGAAAGGAACGGCCGGGCGGATGGTTCCAGTGTGGGCAGCGGAGCATCTGCAATACACTCCGCATCGAAGCGAGAAAGCAGGATCGCATGATTGCGAAACTGAAACGCCAGGGGCTGATCGACACGAAACGCATGGGAATGCCCTGCCGGCGATACATCCGTGTTGACTTCCGGCAAATCGACAGCACGATCCAGACAGCGGCACAGTCCTACGCGGAACGAAAACAATTGGAACACGACAGCAAAAAGAAACGGAGAAAAAAGAAATGACACACTTCATCACCACTGTCGCACTTGGCGTCGTGCTGAGCCTCTACATCATCGGCTGCGGACTGGAATCTAACTGCACAGAATTGGAGCGAGCGGGCCACCCGATCGTGGCGAGTGTCATTCGTCACTATTTCTACGCACTTTTCGGGTTTTGGTGTGGTGTGGTGTTCCAATTGTTGATTCGCGGCTGAATAATGGAAAAGGAAACCCTGGCGTGAATTAGGAAGCAGATACGACAAAATTGACGCAACAGAACACGTCAGATTTGTCGCATCCTATATATATGAAAGAAACCTTTATTGAAAGAAACTGTCGCGATTGCTCGCGACGGGGATTTTTGACCCTGGGATTCTCCATCTGGAACAATGGAAGCAGCCATCAGGACGATACCACATGCCATTGTTTGAAATTGAAGACAGCAACAGGAAAAAAGAAACATCGAGCCACGGGGATTTTCGCCGCGCGCGGCTTTTATTGGAAGCAGTCAGGAAACACACATTCCGCTCTCGACCCGTCCGGTTGACGATGTGGGCACACCATTTCACCATGTTGCGGAAAGTGGACGGCACGCCGGGGAAGCGAATCGACACTGTTCTCAATTGGTACGTTCAGCACATCGGAAAGGAATACATCCCACACGCGTTCTCCGCGGAATCTTTCCGGAAGAAATTTGACTCAATCGAATCGATCATGCGGTTGCGCGCCAAGCGCGACGTTCCCATTTCTGATGCAGCGGTCGAAATACAGACAACGCTGAAATCGCAATTCCCACGACTCCGCTCCACGAACGAGCAACTCCTGGCGGCAATCCAACGATCACTGGACACGCACACGCGTCTTGTGGATACTCTGTCGACCTACCTCGCAGCGGCGTGCTTCAAGCCGGCGAAGGCCACGCCGCTGTTCCGCGTGGCAGCGCACGTGAAAGAGAAGCTCGGCAACCGCCGGCACTTTGTCACACAGTGGATGTGCCGCGTGCTGCGAGGCGTTTCCAATTGGGCTGACTTTTCGGGCAACCTGGAATCACAGGCATTCGTCGAGGGCAGCAAACGATACACAGCGTGGGGTGAGGAAATCACCAGCGCCTATTGCGGTTCCCGCACGAGGTGGGCCGCTCTGCTGAAGGAATTGGCGGATGAAGATTGAAAAGCGGGATGGGCGCCTCAGTCGGAAGATCCTGATCGGGATGGTTGTCGACAAAAGCGTGCTCAGTCGGATCGCCGGCAAGTGGGAAGAGAAGGGTCTGTTCAAGTCGAAATGGGAAAACCTTGTCGCCGGCTGGTGCGTGTCTTTCTTCAACAGGTATGAGCGGGCACCGCGGAAGGCGATCGAGGGAATCTTCGAGTCATGGGCCAACAGCGACGTGGTTGATGAGGCGGTGGTCCGGCTGGTAGAGCGGTTCCTGGACGGTCTGAGCGGTGAGTACGCCGCCCGGAAAAAGGAAATCAACGCCGATTATCTTGTCGATCAGGCCGCGGAGTATTTCACCGCGATCAAGGCAGAACGGCTGTCGACTGAGATCAAGGCCGAGGTCTCGTCGGGCCGAATTGAGCACGCGGTGAAGCGGATTGAGGGATTCAACAAAGTCGAGATCGGCATCGGGGCGGGCGTCAATGTGCTCGAAGATGCCGAGCCCATGCGGCGCGCGTTCGAGCATCGCGGTGAGCCCTTGATTCGTTTGCCGGGCGCCTACGGTGAGTTTTTTGGGGACGCCCTGGAGCGGGATGGCTTCATTGCAATTTACGCCCCGGAGAAGCGCGGGAAGACAACACTCCTGATGGACCTCTCTTGGTATGCGATGGAACAGCGGCGCAAGGTCGCGTTCTTCGGCTGTGGTGACCTGTCAGAGGGGCAAATGATGGTGCGGTGGGCTATCCGCGCCACGGAACGCCCCTGGCGAGCGGGCAAGTACAGATACCCGACATCCATCCACCGGGATGAGGACTCCGACATCGCGACTGTCAATTTCAAATTGCGTCATGCGGAGGAACCGCTCTCCTGGCAGGAGGCAGTGCGCAGCATGAATGACATCCGCAAGCATGTCACTAAATCGACGAGAACGCCACTGTTGAAAATGTCGATACACCCGACCGACAGCATTTCCATTCGTGGAATTGCCGGCATCCTGGACACCTGGGAGCGTAACGAAGGCTGGACGCCTGATGTGGTCGCGATCGACTACGCAGACATTCTCGCCGGCCCACTGTCCGGAAATGCAGATGGCCGTGAGCAGATCAACGCAACGTGGAAAGCAATGCGACAGCTTTCACAGGTGCGGCACTGTCTGGTACTGACTGCCACACAGACGGACGCCGCCAGCATGGACGCGTACCTGATTACGACCAGCCATTTCTCTGAGGACAAGCGGAAAGCGGCACACGTCACGGGAATCGTGGGGCTGAACCAAACGCCCGAAGAGAAAGAGCAGCAGATCATCCGATTGAATTGGGCTAACCTTCGCGAGAATGATTTTTCTGTTTCGCGATGTGTCCATTTGGCCGGCTGTTTCGCAATTGCGAATCCCGCCATTCGCAGCACGTGGTGACATTTCCAAAAAAAAATTGGAAACGCGCCCTTGCAAATGCCGATCACTCTGTGTCTAATTCACGCACGCCTGGAGCATGACGAATGATCTCCCCAAAGGAATGGCAACTCCTCGACAAACTGCTGTGCCCTGAACCGCCACCAAAGCACACAAAAAAGGAACACACGCGCATGAGCCAAAACAAAACCCACCTGTACCTTTCTCGCGATCCACTTTTGAAGGGGAAGGCGCTTCCGCCGCCTATCACACTGTGGCGCGAACATGCGCCTTCACGGCCGATCCGTGGTGGTCGCTGGACAAACGCACGCGGACAAACACGGGACGTAGACGCCGGCACAGTCATCCCCAAAGGGCTCATTCCCGCTGTGGACGCGTGGGATGATGCCATTGCTCCGGGCACAATGTTGGGTCCGTTTCAGTGGAATGCCGACGGCAGCGCGCTCGTGCCGATCGTTACAGCGTACACGGCCACGCCGTGCCTTGCAGACGTCACGTTCTACTACTGCGACAGTGCCGCGTCTCGAAAGATGCTCGCGGCGTTTTTGGGCAGTATCAATGCTGCCAATCCCAATCTCGTGTTCAAAGCACGTGGCACGATTGCAGTTGTGAATCGGGGGAGCGCAAAAGATCCGATATGGGTGGGTGTTCCGTGGGCCGAGTTCCTGCGAAACCACGACGTTTCGCAGGAACTGTTTGACGCGCATCCGGACGCGGGCGATGAAGATGACGCGGAAGAGCCCGAGGCTGAAGACGAAGAGCCGTACGCCGAGCTATGACAGGCGTTTGCATTTCCTAAAATAATTGGAAACAACGCTTGCAATCTTTACCAAGCTCTGCTCTAATGTGCCCCGTCGTGAAGAGGGGGAAGGGAGGACACCACATATGCGCGTAGCGGTCACTGAGGCGTATCCGAAACAGTTCAAACCCATCCAATTGGAACTGACGTTAGAGAGTGCTCAGGAGTTTGACGCACTGTGCAGTCTGCTGTCCTGGCACCCGATCCACAGCACCCTTGCGTCGCACGGATGCGCGACGGAAGAGCTTCGACGCAAGCTCCTGACAATCCGTGGCATCAGCACAGACGCTGAGCGCGATCTTGTCACAGACCTCATCATAGGCATAGCACGCACCCTCGGTGAAGCGCAGTCCCCAATCACACAGGCGGCTGAGATCATGTCACTTCGCCAGGAGTGCATGACCCTGCAGCGAAAATTGGAATACGGTGCATAATGCAGCACTGTGGTGAAGAAATGTACGGCATGGTGTGCCGGGTGTGTGGTCGCAGTGCAAGGGAAATCAGCATGGCCCATCATGGGGAGGCCAAGTTCCGGGATGTGGTGACCGTGCAGTGGACGCTTCACCGTGACCTGGATGAGATGGCCGCAATTGAAGATGTTGTGTTTGCCGACCCCTGGAACAGCAACCAACTGCGAGGGGTCATGGCGCAGCGAAATGTGATTTCCCTCACCGCCAAGCACTCATGTGGTGCAATCGGCGGGTACATGATCTACCAGTTGCAAAAGGGGCGGATTGTCATAAACAGATTGGCGGTGCTACCCACGTCGCAGCGCAGGCGAATAGGAACAGCCCTGGCCGCACGGCTTATTGAAAAGGTAAGGTACGGTAGTCGCAACAAAGTCACCTGCATCGTCCCGGAGCGGAACATGGGTGCGCTCCTGTTCTTCCGCGCCCTGAATTTTCGCGCTGTTCGCATCCATCGTGATTGGGACGCTGAGGGCGATGGTTACGAGATGACCTGGCACCGCACATCCTGATCTACATCAAAAGGATTTCTATTTTGTACCCGCTTTACGTCCCATTCATCGCGCTCCTGATGCTGCTCGGCATCCCTGTGGGCGCGCCTGACTGGTATGTGCGGGGCAGACTTCCCACTCGCCGAGCACCGCGACGGTGTATAGCACGTAGGATGAACTGCCAGGAGCGCCCTAGACAAGCGCCAAGCACATACGGTTAGTCCCCGGTTCGGTGTGGCTTGCACTAAGAGGTGTCGGTGCTCCCGCAAGCCACACCCGCAGGTGCTCCTCTCCCTGGACCTGGAGCTTCTGCGGGAATGGCTTGCGGACATCAGAATGCAGTCAGTGTACTCGGGGCTGCATTGTGGTGAGAGAAACCGGGGGCATGTGTCGTGGTGAAACGAAAGGCGGAAGGCACCATATTCCGCCATCGCCGTGAGCCCCCGGTTGCTTTCTCCTGTTCGCTTTCATTTTCAGATCGAAATTGGTACAAGGTTGGTTGACCACCCGTTCCTTTTATGTGGGAGAGATTTCCGTGGCGAAAAAGAGTGTATCGTACAAAGCGGCCGTGCAGATGTTCACCGACATGGGGTTCACGGACGCGAAAGACTGGAAGCCGATGCGCGTCAGCAAAAAGCTGAACAGCAATCTGGCCGAACTCATCACCGAGGAGAACGAGCCGCGCACCGCCGCCAGCAAAAAGCTGCTGAAGTCCATCCTGGCTGCGGTGGAAGAGGGCCAGGAGATCGTCGTCACCGAGGGCGCCGCTCCGTCGGCCGGCAAGGGTGGGAAAAAGACCCCGGCCAAAAAGGCTCCGGTGAAGGGGAAAAAGAAACCCCCTGAAGACGAAGACGACGACGAAGATTCGGACGACGACGATG